AATAGATTAGATGGATAAGGAGACAATTTGTTTGTATAATGGCTAAGAAAGATAAAAAAGACGAAAATGAAAAACCAGAAGAATTTGACGCAGAAGAGGTAATGAAAAATCTTGCCAAAAAGTATGGGAATATTATGTTCTCAGGGCAAGACATTAAAGATAGACCTCGTCTTATTGTTCCATCTACTCCTAATCTTGATATTGCAAATCATGGCGGCATTAGAGAGGGCACTTGGAACTTAATTAGTGGGAAAAAGAAGACAGGAAAAACAACTCTTGCCTTACAAATAGCAGCTAATGCTCAAAAAATGGGCAAGCATATTCATTATCTTAATATTGAACAACGCTTTGACGTTAAGAATTTGACTACTGTTCGCGATTTAGTAACTACCCCAGATAAGTTTACACTATATGAATCTACTAAGGGGAATATTCTATCAGCACAGAAATTTTTAAATCTCTTTTATGATATCTGTACCGACTTTCCTAATTCAGTCGTAATCATTGATTCTATCTCTTCCCTTTGTTCTGATAATGAGTTAAGTAAAGATATTGGTGAAGCTGCTAGACCAGAAGGCCCAAAACTATTCGGTCAAGTATGTCGTAAGTTAGCTAGTACCGTTCCAATTAATGGAATGATTGTATTGGGCATTTTACACCTTATCGCCAACACTTCTGGATATGGTCCAGCGTTTATGGAGGATGGAGGTAATAAAATTCAATACCAATGTGATAACAAGTTCTTATGCAAGTCTATTTCATCGTGGGAAAATGCAAAAGGTCGGCGAATTGGACAAATCGTAGAGTGGGACGTGGCGTTTAGTGCGAATGGAGCCCCAGCAGAAACAGCAACAACATTTTTGCGTTATGGATTAGGTTATGACTCTGTATGGGAAATTGTAAGTACAGCTATTGAGTTAAACTTGATTGTGAAGACGGGGGCTTGGTTTGCATTTGAAGATAGAGAAAAAAATCCAGTAAAATGTCAAGGTCAAGATAAGGTATATGATTACTTTATTCAGAATCCTGACTTATGTGAACAGCTATACGCAAAAGTAAAAGAGTTGGTTTGTGAAGAATGAAAATTATTGGGCTTGACGAACAAGAATATACTTGGAAATATCATCTCCATCAAACCCCCAGAGAAAATTGTTCAGCACCTCATGAAAGGGCAAGGAAGTTATTAAAAGAATTATTTCCCTTCTCGTCTATTTGTGAAGAAGTTCCGCTTATTGGAGTGGGGAAAGAAAAACTTTTTATTGATTTCTTTATTCCTCAAAAAAGACTTGTTGTTGAAGTACAAGGGCAACAACACTATCATTTTAATCATTTTTTCTTCTCTTCTAAACAGGCTTTTGGTAAAGCATTAAATAGAGATAGAACAAAAGTAGAATGGTGTAAAATTAATAACTTTGATTTTGTAGAATTACCAGACAACGAAAAGGATAAAGAATGGGAGATGAGAATAAAGAACAGATAAGTGAATGTGAAGAAAAATGGCAAAAAATAGAGTCTGATATTCAAAACTATCTGAATCGTATTGGTGCCAAATCTAAGCATTCACCGAAAGCCCTTGATATCCTAACTTTATCTTATGATGAAATTAAATCACTCACCGCATACGATTGTGGTGAGTTTTCTTTTATACTTCATCAATTTGCCTTATTCTTACAGCAGGAATATAATTTTCATAAAAGTAAGATAGAGTGGGCTGATAATAATATTGAATACATTTTTTCTAATACCTATCCTTCCTCTGGATTTATTAGTAAAGAATCAAAACTACAACATATGAATAAATTAGCTGGAACAAATAATAATATGAAGTTATTACTTAATCTAAAAAGTAAGGCAAGTGTTGTTTGTACTAATCTGGAAGCGATTTCTTTTAAGGTTGGTAAACTGGCGGATTCATTAGAGAATTTACAAAAAATGAAAGGAAAAAATGCCTAAATCATATCTTGATATTATGGGCGAAGGTATTGCAAATAAGGATTGGAATACTGTTATTAAAATGTGGGAATCAATTACTGGTAAAAAGATTGAAATTAATGAGCCAGAAATTGAAGAAGAGGAAGAGGAAGAAGAAATTGTTCTGGTAAAGACTAGAAAGAAAACTCCACTCAAAAAGCCGCAAGCAAAAAATAAGGCAACCACTCCAGTTCCAACAAAGATTAAACGGCAGAATACTTTTGTGGATGATATGTCGTTAGCAAAGGACAAGTTGCAAACGAAAGTAGAAAAGGCAAAGTTTCAACGTCCTGATTATCGTAAGCCAGAAAAAGTAGTTAAAACTAAATGTGTTGGGTGTGGAGTAAAATTGTTTATGTCTAAGGCAGCTCTGCATACAAGTATTACTGACGGTCCAGAGAAAACTGATACAGAAAATATTCGTTGTAGTAACTGTTTAAGAGGTCGTTAATGCTTGCTAATTTAGATTCAGAAAAAGCTGTTCTTGGGACAATTATCCAACATGGAAAAGATGGATATGCTGAGTTATGTGATATTGTAGATGAATCTGTATTTACAGATGATGATGCAAAAATCACTTATAATATCGTTACCTCTTGTTTAGAGGTGTCGGATACGGTAGATAAGTCATTATTTTTTTCTACTGCCCAATCTCTATCTTATGGAAATTGGTTAGGGACAAAAAAAGACTTTATTGCAGAATTATTTACAAATACATACGCTTTGGATAATTCTCGTATTCATGCTGCCAAGATAACCAAATTAAAGATTGCAAGATTTGGTCAAGCTAAACTCATGGCCGCTCTTAGTAAACTTAAAGAGGTTACTGGAGATGAACCATTTGACTCTATTGTTTCAGTTGTGGAAAGCCCCGGTTTTGACGTACAGAAGCTAGTGAATCAGGGGCACGATGCTGGCGGTTTGATTGGTCGAGACATCATAGCCTACCTGCAAGATTTGGAAGAGAATCCAGACCGTTCTGTTGCGATTCCGACAGGGATGAAATTAATAGACCAACTTTTGAACGGCGGCATTCGTAAGGGCGGTTATGATTTGATTGCTGCTCAATATAAGGCTGGCAAAAGTTCGATTGCTCTTAACGTAGCATTATTTGTTGCTGAAAAATTAGGGATTCCAGTATTGTACTTAGATACAGAAATGCATTATCGAGAACATTATGGTCGTATGCTTGCTAATAAAACTAGTATTCCTATTACTTCTATTGAGCGTTCTAGGGTTTTTAGTAATAAGTTATTTAAAAATCAATTGTATGATGCTGGAAAAAAGATAGAAAAATTACCAATTACTCATGAACGAATTGCCGGTAAGAAGTTTCCAGAGATTATCTCGTTGATGAGAAGATGGTTAGTTAAGAATGTTGGATATCACGAATCTGGCGAATTTAATAATTGTCTGATTATCTATGATTATTTTAAATTAATGGATAAGAGTGATGTAAAAAGTCTGAAAGAATACGAAGCTCTTGGTTATCAGGCAATGGAATTAAAAGACTTTCTTGGAGAAAATCAAGTCGCATGTTTAGCATTTGTTCAAGTTAATCGAGAAGGTGATATTGCTCAGTCAGACCGCTTAGCTTGGAATGCTACGAGTATTTCATTTTATGAGAGAAAAACAGATGAAGAAATGAAAACTCATGGTGTAATTAATGGGAATCGTAAGTTTCGATTTAAGTGCGGGCGATTCGCTGGAGAAGGCGATTTTGATAATTATGTCAATATTGACTTCAATGGTGAATTATGTCAAGTTCGGGATATCTGTACTGCATATGAATTAAAAGAGGAGTTAAAAAATGGAAAAGGAAAATTCAACTCTGGAATCGATGATAGCGAAGCTGAGCTTACATCCTTCTAAAGTAGACAAGCCTTGGGGCTTTTACGTTACACATTACTTGGCAGACGATTTATCAACATGTTTTAAAACACTTGTAATTATGCCAGGAGAACAAATCTCATTACAAACGCATGATAAGCGTAGTGAGTTTTGGTTTATATCGCATGGAGATGAGTTTAAATTTATCGTTGGTAGAGAGGAAGACACTAATTATTCTCCTTCTTGGTTATTTATAGAGCAAGGACAACAGCATTGGATTCATAATTCTGGTACTATTCCTCTAGTTATTAACGAAATGCAAATGGGGACTTGTTTAGAAAGTGATATTGTAAGAATTTATGACCCCTACCAAAGAGTATCAACTGAGTGAATTTGAGCAAAAGGTCATTAATAATCTAGACTTAATTTTTGATAGTTTTGGTATTAAGTATAGTGAGAGAGGGGATAAATATAATTTTTTATGCCCTATTCATGGCTCTACTGATATTACTTCAGCTTGTGTTTATAAAAGTACAGGTATAGCATTATGTTTTGTAGGCAACTGTTTTAATTATAATAAAAATAATCTATATGGCGTTCAAAGATTAATTGGTAATTTATTAAATCATTACAATATAAAAAAAACAGTTAAAGAATATTGTCAAGATGTGTTTAGTGGTATTAAATATGATGTAAAACAAAATAAACCAGTAGAGATAAAAAAGAAAAAACAAATTATTATTCCTCGCTCTCAAC